CATAACCTTCTTTTTGAAGAAGACGTGCGCAGTCTTCCCGAGATACTGCTCGGTTGACGCCTTTGTATTGTTTGTAGTCTAGATACCAGCGTTCTACAAGATAGGAGACACAGGTTTGGAGATCTGGGAAATCAATGAACCCTGCACGGATAGTAATCCATTTACCGTTGATGAACTCTTTAGTTTCACGCTCAGTACCTGATCCTTTAAGACCAAAGAAGTTGTTTTTACCAGAGGTGTGTTTACCATACCCACTCTCTAATGCCCATTGAGCAGCAACAACTTCTGGATACTTAGCTCCAGCATCCTTTGCAGCAGCTTTAACTCCCGCCCAGGTGTTGTCATAGGTAGTGATGGGACGTGTCTGTTGGGTAGATCGGAATGTCATGAACCATCCAGTACCTGGACCTTCTATTTCCCAACGCTTTAACCAGTTACGCCAAGAGTACTTAACGTCCTTACCACCACGACCAACAGTGACGTAGCCACCGTTGACGTTATCCATCTCACCGTATGGATCGTGGAAGATACCGTGTTCTCCATCATCACCAATCAACAGCATCCAGTGACCACCACCAACAGGATTGGATACGTGACCTTTGTGTAGGACACCAACAGCTACTGGATAGCCAGCTTTGAGTTCATTGAGGAGTGTTTGCTTTGTTCCTTTCTGGTAAAAGGAAGCAAGAACACCGTACTGCTGACAGGCTTTGATTTGACTGGTTGATTGCGTTGTATCACCGTATTTGAGAACAGTTCTCAAGTAATCATCATCTGCATTACTACCCAACAATGCATCAGGACGGAGATACTTGATCGCCATAGCACACGTAGAGCTAAAGCACATCCGATCTCCGTGCCTGGTAGCACTGTCTGTTTGTAGGTAGTACTGCTTAACGTCGAGCAGTACCATGATGTTTACTTGAAGGTATCCTTAATACGTTGAATCTTGTCATCCTCAGTGCGGTGAGGCTTGATTGCCTCTACACCACGCAGCAGGACTTGAACGATGCTGTTCTCACGGAGCTTAGAAGCACCGATGATTTCAGAACCGATAAAAAGAGCGAAGAATGCAAGTGCCTCATAGGACACTTTGATGCCGAGAATAGTGATCATGATTAGCAGTCAGTAGCGTCAGCGAATTCTGGGAGGGTTTTAAGGTATTCGTAAGCTTGCTTAATTGGGTTTGAACCTTCAAGATCAAGTGCAAACTGATATTGTTTATATGCAACAGGTTTATCAGATTCTTGATCAATCAGAACTACCGATGCAGTAATTAGATTTTTATTTCCAGAAATAGTGTCAACTTTAGTATACAGTTGATTTGTGGTCACTGTTTCCTCACCTGTTTGCAAAAAGAATCCTTCACCACTAATTGACTTAATACCTAAAAAAGAGAAAGAGTTTTTGAGAGCCATTTTAATGAATGTTATGGGTAGTTGTTAGCGATTATACTATTAGCTGCTGTGGGAATTGAAATAGTAGTAACGGTACAAGCCCGCATGTCATTTGCAACAACAACAGCCTGAACCTGTGATGGACCTGGAACGGAGATTCCCACTGATGTTGTTCCAGCAGCTTTGTTTCCAGTAATAACCAATGAACTGCCTCCGGTGTAGCCCGCGCCAAAGACTCCAGAAAAAACAATGCAATTAGGACAGTCAATGAACATATTATTAGCGATTGAAACTATATCTCCTCCTTGATCATGCAACAAGCCGTAATTGCAGCTGATAAAGTAATTGTCATGTATTTGAGCAAAGTTAGCCCACATATCGCTGGAGCTGACAAGCACTCCAGCATTGGTCAACCCCTTGAACTTGCACCCTTTAACAATCCATAGAGCGGCAGAGTGGAACGCAACTGTAATACCATTAACAAGATTACCTGTTCCGCGAAAGTCGCAATTATAAAAGTTAACAGGACCAAATGCAGCGTTGGGCGTCAAACAAGATACAGCAGATCCAGCAAAGTCGGTAAAAATGCAGCTATTAAATGTGACATCAGAGGTTACATTGCCGCCGCCACCACCGTTAAAAATGAATCCATTCTTAAATGTACACTCATTAAAATCAGCACCTTTGATACCATCAGCTGAGACCAACTTACTGAATACACATTTAGACGCTACAAAGTCAGAAACAGAAACATTATAGTATGCTAAGAAACCTTGAGTAGTAGAAGTTGAGTTAAAATTACAGTTAGAAAGCGTAAAGTTAACAGGAGACGATGCTAAGGTACGAATCAAATCAGAAGCGTCATTATCAGTAAAATAACAACCTTCAATTTTTAATCCATCTACGCCACCTGTGGTAACTCCATAATAACAATCTTGGAAACTACAATTAGAAATGGTGATATTCTTGTTGTAGTTAGGTAACCCTATGCCAGCCCTTAACTCATGGGTACTGCCATAAGTCACATTGGAGTCGTGGTAAGTAGTGTCATTTCCACACCTCTTAAACGTACAAGAGCTTACAGTAACATCGCTACCTGCTTCAATATCAAGTCCAGATAGAGCTGATTTTTCTGCGTAGCAGTTACTGATCTTTACATTATAAGGAATACCAAGCCCAGGTCCACCTGCTGGTCCACCTGCAACAGTGTAGCAATTTCTACCACATGTAGATACCCAGCAACCATCAATAACACTATTAACGTAAGAATCGGTGCTAGCACGATAGGAATCAATATAGATTCCATCTCCCTTTACATTTCCTCCGCCAGCAATGTTTTGAACCCTGACATTGCGGATAGTGATATTATCGGTCTCACTACCAACGTCACTAGACGCCTGAATAGTGATGCCCATGCCACCATGATTAACATCAGTAGTCGGCGCCCCAACGTTCATTGTACCAAAGTTTTGTACAACAACATTCAGAATGTTGAAGTAAGAAACCCTATGTCCAGAAATACCAGCAGTAGCTAAAAGACTAGACCCATCCAAAAGAAGATCTTTAATCGTGATATTAGTCTTGGCTGCAGCAATTCCAGTATTAATGATAGTTACATTGTTAGCATTAGCCTTTAGGATGCTGGCAGGTCCGTCTCCAAATAGAGTCTGATTACTGACAACTGTAACTCCGGAGTTTAGTAAGTAAGTGCCGGCTGGCACATATACTGATCTGGAAGCTGTTAATGCGGATTGAATAGCACTTGCAGCGTTATAGGTACTGGTACCAGCCTTAATAGCAGCGTGTTCACTTTCTGGAATAAAGTCAAGAACACTCACCACATCTTGCAGCTTTGATTCAACGGTGCGCTGCACAGCACCAGAACCAGATTGAAGAAATGTAGATTTAGAGGATGAAATATCATTGGCAACTTTGGCATTAGTAACTGCTAAATTAGCAAGTTTTAAAGTTCCAATCGAACCATCAGGTATTTGACCAGCAACAGCGTTTGCTACATTGTTATTAGTTTCCTGTGCAATATACAGGTTTTGATTAAAGTTATTGTTTAAATCAATAGCTCTAATAGCAGAACCAGATACAAAACTAGCAGCAAGTCCTGAATCACTAGTATTACGATAAACCCTAATAACAGCATTATTTGCAGGAGCACTGCTAAATGTAATAATTTTAGTAGAAGGGTCAATGGTAAATGCAGTAGTTGAGGCACCATTGATAGTAATTAATACATCACTATCTTCCAGATAAGGAAACGGAATCGGACCAAATGTAACGTCCGAGCCGTCTCCTGTGTATGTAATTTCAGTTAAAGCCATGGTTACATTTAGTAAGACATTGTTTGTTTCATATTGTCAAGGAAGCGTTTGGCACCATCAAGGTCACCAACTTGCAGGAAGTTTTCAACTGTTTGATTCTTGTACACCTTTTGTTGGATACCATCACGTGTAGAAACTTGTGCTTCTGCATAACGCATAGAAGAACGAAGAGCAGCATCTAGATAAAGATGGATGTTCTTGAACTTCTCTACTTCAGGCTGAAGACCCATATCTCGTGCCTTCTTGAATTCCTTACGGAACATCTTACCTTCTTCAGTCTGCATGATACGTTGGATCTCACGTTTGAAGATCTGTTGCTTGCCCATCATGCTAGTCACTTCAGAACGTTCTTCGTTGCTATACTCTACACCACGACCATTGGTCTTAAGTGTAGGACGTGCATCGTATTCAATGTCCATGAGGAACTGCTTTTCAGGAGACACCTCACCATTTACTTTCCAAGGTAGGTAAGTATTCCATACTCTTGCAAAGAAGTTAGGAGGTTCACCAACAAGACCACCATCAATCCAGTCATGTGCATCAGGTAAGGTTTGCTTCATGATCGGGTTACGGTTAGCAACAAGATCAAAGAAGTTATTCTCAAGCTCTTTCTTGTTAGGAGTTAGAAGACGACCAAATTCAGCCATCAAGCTAGAACCAGGCATAGAAGCACTGGTAGCAAAAGAAGATGTCCAACGATTAATAGCACCAACATCACCACGGATAACGTCATTAAGAGGCTCCAGAGCAGCCAACATAGACTTATCAGTGATAGTAGCACTAAGAACAAAACCAGCAGCACGTAGATTCTCAGCCAACTCAGCAGAGTTAAGAGAATCAAAGTTATCCATGATGTTAGCAGTCAGAGCAACCCAATCACTTACACCAGGAATACCGTCATAGCTAACCCACTGACCACCAGGTACACGAATAGAACGAGGTTGCCAATTAGCATCACGACGTAAACGTTGCTTTTCTTTGTCGTAAAGACCATCACCAGTGATACGGTCACTCATAAAGAGACCAACAGCACCCATTACAGAAAGAGTACCAATAGCTTTACGTCCCTTTAAAATAGCACGTTCTGTGTTGTAAACGCTTTCAATGTTATCTAAAGAGTAATTAATGCCACGAGAAGAGAGAAGTTGCTCCACCTCTTGACCACTCATTTCAGAGAATTTACGGTCAAAAGCATTTACCTTATCAATAAAAGCACCAATAGGGTTATGGGTACCAAAGTAGGTAGCCATATTTAATGGAGTTTTAGTAAAGAGAAGGAATGGTTTGAGAATAGGAGCGGTACGAAGGAGACTAGAAAGAGCATCATTAGCTGGATTATCCAAAGCCATTGAAATCTCACTAGACGCATAACGTACAGCGCTATCTGTAATGTTATCGTTTTCGTCAAACATTGCAGAATAAACTTCCTTAGCCAGCTGATCAGATGCTTGTTTATCAAGAGGAATCACACCACCTTTAGTGACTGTATCCCAAGCCTTTCCACGTGCTTCCCAGTTGGCAATAACATTCTGAGTAAATCCGTCTGATGCTTGCATACCACGCTGACCAAAACGCAGCCAAGGGTGCATAGCCAAATCATGTTGTTCTTCTACAATAGACATCATGACTTGAGGACCATACTCACCCTGCTGTGCCTTGGCACTAGCAATAGAGTTTAAGATTTCAATTTGTTTTTCATCAGCAATTCCAGTATCTTCACGAAGAGCCATCACATAAGGATCAGAAGCAGACCTACGGAAGACCTGATTCATATAACCAAGCGCATTACTTAGTGTATCCCAAGCTGCAGAATACTGATACCAACCTTTACGGAAGGTAGCCATGTCTCCATTGATAATTGCACCAACTGCCTGTGAAATAGGCCGCTCAGCAAGTAGAGCAATGTTAGAAACACCAGCTTTAATTGGGGTACCGATAGCAGAAAGAGTAGAGTTATAGACGTTAGACCAGAATCCACGCATTACAACGGAAGGGATCTCAGGTTCACCATCAAAGAATGCTTTGCTGATAGTACCAAGAGAATTACGAGCATAGTTGTTAAGCTTAGAGATTGTGTCTACTTTACCGTCAGTAAACTCATATGCCATCATCAATGGAGCAAGCATCTCAGGACGCTCAGCTTTTACTTCACGAAGGGTATTAACAGTTTGCTTAGCCTCAGCTTTGATACGCTCAATAGCTTGCAGGGTAGCGTTCTCTTCGTTCTTGATAGTGTTATTGATACGAGTAGCATACGCTGCATCTGCTGCATCACTACCTTTGGCAGTCAAACGATTCCAAAGGTTGAGCATATTCAATGCACGACCACGAGAGTATGAAGTCATACCCTTTTGTGCCATCAAGAATTCAAGACGATCAAGGATCTGTTCTTGTGCT